ATAGCGTCAATGTCGTTAGAAGCAGAAGGTGCGTCTACGATGTTTTCCTTAAGGCGTTGGTCTGAGGAAACGTTGTAGGCTGTTGCTGTATTAGTGTACGAAATTGAGCCGACATCTGTTCCAGCATTTTTAAACAAAGCCACAAAAGACGTGTTTGTCGTTGTGTTTCGATTAAACGTAAGCTGTGCCGCACCTTCAGAAATGTTAGGTCTTACGGTTAAACCTGCTACGCCTTGTGAACTAGTAGTACCAACCAGCAAGTTGCCAAGGCTATCAATACGTACCTTTTCAGAAGGGCCAGCAACACCAGTTTCAAAAGTCAGAGCATAAGCTGTTCCAAAAGAATTATCTGCTTCCGCAGTGATTTTTGCTTGAACGCCAGTACCGCCAGAAGACGAATCGTTTGCCGCAAACTCAATAACTCCAATTGATTCTCCACTGTTTACAGACGTGTCAAGACTTTCTAACCGCAATGCGTTGGTGTAATTAGTAATACCAACAGTATAAGCCCTGCCCCCCAGATGAAGGTCTTTCCATTTAGCGGACGTTGTTTCCCCTAAATCGATGGTGCCATTTGCATAGTCTCCATTTTTATAGGGAAGAACAGCGGCAGTGCTGAAGTTAAGACCTGCATGGCTTGAGTTGCCTGAAATAAACAGATTGTCTGTGTTATCTACACCAACGCTTCCCACGGACGAACCATCCTTGCGGAATTGCAAGTGCTGACCATCACCGCCTGTGCGGTTTAAATATTGAACTGCCGCCTCCACACTAGACGTATCTCTGCTTATAGCTAAATAGCCGCTTGCGTAACTAAAGCCCGTTCCGCTGGTATCGCCTACAACGTCGCTATCGGTCGCAACAAAAAGATTACCAGAGCTGTCGATGATTACCTCATCTGCTCCTGCGCCGTTGTAATTCAGCCGTAAGGTATTGTCCGTGTAAGTGTACAACAACCATTTGTTAGTGCTGTTAGTTGCTTCAAAGCCTACAGTACCTTTAATATCTAGCTTGTTACTAGGCGACGAAGTACCTATACCGACATTGCCGCCCGTTAGAATGCGCATATAGTCAGAAGAAGGGCCAGCAAAGGTCATGCCATCGCCGTTAACGTCTTTAAACTTTAGGCCGCCTGCGCCTGTAAGGTATTCCATTGAGCCGTAGGTAGCGTTATCAGTACGATAAACTCTTAGCTCGTTACCGCCTTTGACTTCTACATCACCAGCGCTTGTGATACGCATGCGTTCAGAGCCGCCAACATGGAGCTTCATAGGCCCATAACCACCAGAGTAGTAAGAGCTTTTTATATCAACGCCATCAGTTCCTGTAGCACTTACATCTAACTGCAAAGCAGAACCACCAGATGGATTACCTAGTGTAAATTCACCACTAGAGTCGATACGCATGCGTTCTGCATTGGCAGAACTAAATGTCAAATAGTTAGAAGCGGCATTACCTGTAATGTACTGGTCGCCATCGCTAGAAAAGACAACTTTAATGTCTGAGCCGCCTACAGAGGCAATACTACCGACTGTGGTGCCGTCTTTCTTAAACGACATTAACGACCCGTCATCAGTTTTACGATTGATTGATACTGCTTCTCCGCCGTCTCTTGAAGCCTCAAACCTACCGCCAAAGCTACCAGCTGAAAGCGCAATACCTTCTACGTTATTTATTGCAGGCAGTGTGTTAGTAGTACCAACCATCAAGTTGCCGCTAGCATCAATGCGCATGCGTTCTGCTGATACTGTTCTAAATACCAACGGCTCAGCAGCACCCATTGTGCCGACAACATTATCACCGCCTGCCTGACCTATAAGCTGTAACCCACTTGATCCAAATGTTCCTATAACGAATTGATTACCGTTTGCTAGAACAGTGCTACCAGCAACAGACAGTGTTGCTCCGGAGTAGGCAGAAGTAGTAGCAATGTTGACATTGCCACTAGAGTCGATGCGAAGGCGTTCTGAGCCGCCAGTAAAAATACGGACAGTATTAGCAACGCTTAAATCTAACTTTGTGTTTTGGTCGCTTAAAGCAGTTACCTTGGGTACCTCTAAAACCTCCGCAGAAGCATCCCAGAACAACTTCGCAGTCGTCCCCGTGTCTTCGTAGAAGCTAATGTCGCCGTTGTTGTTTATCTTAAATCTTTCAGAGCCGCCTACACTTACGTTAAAACTTCCGTATCCACTAGGAACAGTCAGACGATGAGTAGCGTTATTTTGACCACCATTTGCCTCAGAAGATAAAGTAAGTTGTCTTCCTGCAACACTATCGTCACCGCCTGTAAAGTAAGTTGTATTCGCTCCTGAGCCTTTAAATTCGCCAGTAGCACCATCGACAGTCAAACCATCAGCAGTCACTGTGCCTGTTACGTCGATGCCTGTGGAGGTTGTTTCTAGCTTGGTAGCATCGTTATGTCTAATGGCTACTGAACCACCATCAGTCATTTGCATATATGTTTTAGAATCACCACCGTTTTTAATTCGGATGTTTGAACCTAAAATTCTAAATTCGTCTGCTCCAGTTTCTTTAATAAAACTGCGTCCTGTTGACGACTCATGGTAGATTTCTAAATCTGAGCCAGCACCAAACACTGCTTTATCGTCATCACCAAAATTTACATCAGCTGAGGTTGTCATACCGTCTGTGGTAATAACACCTGTGACGTCGATGCCTGATGAAGTGGTGACGAATCTCAAAGCATTGTCGTGATACAGATTAACTGCGCCGTCGCTTGTGAAGATTGCTTTATTTTCTGATCCAGACGCATTTGTTATATAAACACCAGCATCAGCCTGAACATAAAGACTTCCAGTTCCTGAGTCTTTTATAAAACTGTTGTTTGCATCATGATAGAGCTGTAAGTCGCTACCACTCCCGAGGATAACCTTGTTGTTGTCCCCGAATGACAGGTTGCCCGTCATGCTGTCGCCAGACGTTTCTACCTTGTCATCGTTCAAGCCCGTGAAGTTAGCATCAACCTCGTCATTAGTTAGAGGCGAACCCTTACCTGCGCGTGTTGTAATCGTAGTCATGATTGGCCTCTTACTAAATTAGGATGCTGAAAGGGTTATTTGCCATGAAATCTGAAGCGAATCGTCAGATGCCTTATTCACGACCGCAAAAACCGTCCTGCAAAGCATAGTGCCGCCAGATGCGGCATTGAATATTGCGGCTTCAGTAACGCCGCCGGTCGCGTCACCGGCCTCGAAGGAGCTGGTGTAGGTGATCGTGCTACCCGATACGTGGTCAGAGTCCAGCACCTCACGCGATCCCAACTGAGACTCCAGGGACGTGTCGTCAGCGTCTGCAGCTGTAGTTCCAGAGCCAAGACCCATGTGACTCATTTTTGTCTCATCGTCTCTCATGCGGTCACAGATAAAGTTCAAACCCGCATCCACGATCAAGTTCTTGATCTTGCGCTCTTCTTTGATGTTGCCCTTCTTGTCCCGGAGAACCAGTGCGACATCGCCTCGTAATTTCAATCCATCATTCATCATTTAAAATGTCCTCGATGCGCCGACATAATCCTCGGCAAAGTAAGTGAAATCGCAGTACCCCTGACTGCGTAAATTACCAGAGTCAGAGGCGACCCCTGAGTCGCTGCTGGCCTTAGTAAACTGTACAACTTGTGAGTCGATTATACCGCCATTATCTCCCAAGTTCTTGCCTGTGCTCAAAACGTCGGCATCTGATACTGTGCCAGCGTCTGCTTTGCTAAATCCGACTGCCTTTGTGTGCGATTCTGTCGCCGATGGCGATTCGCTTAAACCCTTGCCAATCGTGAGTGACTGATCGTCATTGGCAGCTGGCGCCTCGCTGAAATCACGGACAAAGACGACAACCCTGTCAAACACGTCTGTGATGCCCGCCAGGTCTGTGCGAGTCTTAACAAATTGAATCTCCTGGTCGTCCTCTGCTGTCGCCTCGCCATCCAGATCGTCAGTGGCGAATGCCTGGTCAGTCAGCAGCTTAGTGATGTCAAAGACATTATCCTCAGCCACGAATATGCGCTCTATCCTGGCGCCTTCGACGTAATCCTCGCCAAAGTAAGAGATATCGCAATAATCATAGGCAGTGTCATCGCCTGCGACTTTCGTTACATCAAGCGTGTCATCGTCTTGCAAGCCAGCCGAGTCACTGAACGCCTTAGTGGGCTGTAGGCTCGCAGATTCGGCCACAGCGCCGTTATCTGATAGGGGCTTGGTGATCGCAAGGGTATCGTTATCGGACACCCCAGGAGCCTCTGAGAGCCTCTTGAGGGCGGCCAGGATATCGTCGTCAGTAAAGGCTGCTGCGTCGGATTGCGGCTTGGTTATGCTCAGCGTGTCATTGTCTGAGGCGCTCGGCGATTCTGAGAGACTTTTGCTTACATCCAGATCTTGGCTGTCCGACAGGTTCGCCGTGTCAGACAGGAATAAAAACCGCAGAAAGAGCCCCACAGTCACCTCGGCTTTGAGGGCGAAAGTCCTCGCTGTCGCCTTTAGTGACAGTCCTGTGCTTGTAGCAAGTAGCCGGGCGGCACTAATTACCGCCTTGAGTGAGCTCATCTCTAGCCAAAGTCCTCTCTGAGATAGAAGTCGACCAACTCATATATGGTCTCCCTGACGCCATCGCTGACGATCTCGACCTCTCCTTGGTAGAAACCAGGATCTAAATCAAGCTGACCCGCACTGAATACAAAATACAGCTGCCCGCTTGCCAGGTTTTCATCGCTCGCAACATTGTTCAGGGTGAAAAGCACGGTCTTGGTGTTTTTCTTTCTGAAGCGCAGGACGGCAGTGGCGCCCTCGAGATCCTCTGGCGACGTCTCGCCCTCTCTGGTGAGCACTACGCTAATCTGAGGGCCTGTATCGCCCTGCACTAGGTTAATGGTCGACATATTGCCTCCGTAAAAGGTTCATTTTATCACGATGGCTCAGTCGGCCACGTTATATCGTCAGGGAATCCCGATTGCTCCGGCACATCTCTCAATGATTGCCTATAAGTCGCCCACTGTGCTTTTGCTGATGCGCTTAGCGGGCTGTCTGGCATCTGCGTCCAGTCGCTTGCAGCCAATAAGTCATTTCTTACTGATCTTTGATAATCCTCTGCGACATCGCTTATGTCCGGGTCGACCACAAAGGCGCCTGTGGCGATTTCTCCATCTATGGAAACCACTATTTTTTCGTTTAAGGCCGCATCCAGCGGGCTGGCGCCTTCATACCAATACCAATTGTCACCGTCACCACGAGACGATTGAGGCCCTACATCGATTTCGTTGTTTATTACTTTTACGTACATGATCACCTCGCCAGCATCGCAGTGCCCTGGATGTTTATGATGCCGAATTTTTTGCTTCCGCTTGTCGTTGTTGGCGGCGTTGCTGTGCTGTTGCTAGTTTCGCCGCTACGGTAAAACACCACCTGAACGTCGACACTGTTTGTCGTACTGTCCGGTAATGCACCCTGGAAAAACATCGGCTTCCAGCTTGGTCCTGACCTCTCCACTACATAGGATTTTGAGACAGTTACCCATGCCGCTGTTTGTGGGAACTTTGAATATGCGCCAGTTGGTGGAGCTGTAGTTACTAAAGCGCCCGCTGGTGTTCTTACATAAACGAATAAAGAGTTAGATAGATTTACAATGCTCACCACTTTATAAGATGCCGTTGAGCGGGTGGTCAGGTCGATCAGGTCGCCCACTTGAACCGATGAGCTTGTGGGTAACACTACATAAGCATCAAGGAAAAAGAATTCATCAATGAACCCTAGCTGTGACGCCGTGACTGTTCCGATTGATGTTTTGCCTGCTGTGTTGTTCTCACGCATCTGAAGCTCGCCCCAGACGGTTATGTTGTCCTGAAGCTGAGCTGTGGCGTTAATGGTTACGAATGGCCTGTATGCGTGAGACTGCGCGGCAATGCTTACCATTGAGCGCGTGAACGTCGCCTGCACTTGGAACGGGACATTCGTCGCTGTGAACGTGTCGATCGTTGTGACGTCGCCCACCAAGTTGTTCACGGTCAGGTTTGTGATATCAACGTCGGTTGCGTTGATTGTGCCTGCATTGATCGTCCCAAGATCAGCCGAAATAGCCGCTAGGTTGTTTACTGTGATCTTGTCTGCACCGATTGTATCTGCCGCAATGTGGCGGCCTACAATGACGCCCTCAGCGATCTCAGTGGCTTCCAGATCGATAGGCTCTGCAAACAATCCCCCCGCAATGATGTCATCGCCTGCACCATTGGAGGTTGTTTTGATTGCTCCGATTGCTACTAAGTGAGGGGTTGTTGTGCTTGTCCCTGTTTTATAGTCGGCGCCTGTTGCGTTGCCTGTGATGGTGCTTGGGTTAAATGATTGCGCGCTGGCGTTGGTGTCGTAGTAATAAACGTCATCCTCAACCCAAACGAACGCACAGTCCATATCTGTCGGGCCATTTGTAATCGTGAACGGCTTGGTCTTGTTAATGTCAAAGACGATGAAGCCCTGCTTGTCTGCGACTGACGTTAAGAACGTGAAACTGCCGGTTGCGTTGGTGTACTGGTCATGCTCTATGGTTATTTTTTCGCCGTCGTAATAGACAAATCCATCACTGTCGAAGTTTGGCGTTCCATCTAGGTCGACGCCAACCAGGGCCCCCTCTCCTGCATTTGCCGTTACGCCATCCGCGTACACATTAAGAAGCATCGAGAGGCCACGCCCCGCTATGTCTCCGGGCTCTATATCTCCGCTGGTTACGTTCACAGCGACATCTGTGACGCTGCTGGTTGCCGCTGATTTGTTGCCGGAGAAGTCGACAGACTTGAGCCAGAAATACCGTCGATCACCTCCATTGAGCCCGATCTGAGTGTATATCTCACCATCAATAATAGACGTGGGATTCGCAGGAATCGTGTTTACCGTGTTGACGTAGACCTCACAGTGCTTGAAATCAGAGTCTGTCGGATTGCTCCACGTAAATGTGATGCTGTTGATTCCGCCCTCTGCATCTAAATCATCAGGCAGTGCTGGCGGCGTGACGTCGCCATCAAGGGAAAAATTCAGCTCCAAGAAGGCGCTACGGACGCCCAGCGTGTTAATCGAGCGCACACGGAAGTTATAAGTGATTTCACTGCCAGGCGTCTGGTTCACCTCGAGATTAAAGATATCGATCTCTGTCTCTTCTGTGCGAGCGTTGTTCTCGTATACGCTGTCAGTGCTCTTTTTCCACTGCACCTCGTATTCACTCACGAAAGCGTCGTCAGCTTCTGCCCAGTCCAAAGTAATGGCTGACTGGTACGTTCCATCAGGCCCGAGGATGACGCGCTCTGTGGCCGTTATAGGAGCCTGTGGAGCGCCTACGTCAAACGGGTCGGGCAGCGTCGTGTCCTGGTTGTCGCCGTCCTCATCACCCTGGGCGAAAGGATAGATCGATCCGTTGTACTCCAGGAGCGACAGGCTTACCTCGCCGTTGTCGAGCAGCTGAGTACCGACAACTCTCATGTCTTGAATCGCGGCGCCCGTCCAGCCCAGGCTTGGATGCTCCAGGCTTACAACATCACCGATTGCAATATCCATGGCCTCTGATGTGGCCTTGAGTGATACGGCGTTGACGTTCTTGCGACTCGCCAGGCATACGATCCGAGCAATGTCTCGCGCCTGGTATATATTCGTGATGGTATTGAGCTGCATCTCTTTGATCAGCTCCTCACCATTGTCCTCCGATAGGAATGTCGTCTCGTCAGAGCTGCCCGCTTTGGGGAATGTCACAGAGTCCAGCTGCCAGTTTGCGTCGGGGTTGGGAAACTTAGCGATTACCCTGTTGAAACGCTTGCCCTTGCCCGCATTTTGAACCGTGATATCTGAGGTGATGTTGTCCGGGTTTAGGTCAAACGAGCTTGTAGTCGCCTTATCCACGATTAGACCGTACTGGCCCTCACTGTATGGCATGAGGCCGCGCATACCCTGGAGCAGCTCTTTGACGTTGTTGAATATGGTCTTGCCAGTATCAAGTCTCGCATTGCATTCCAGGAGTTTTATGTCCGAACCGCCACTGTACGGCGTCACCTCTGTATTATCGTAATAGGTAGCGGCATCACCGAACATCGTGTCATTAATTACTGACGACGGCAGGCCCTTTCCATATCGAGTGTTCGTTAAGTAATCACGAAGGCAGAGCGCCGGGTTTGTTGAATATGCAGTGACTCCAGTGCGTGGGTCATAGACTTTTTTGCCCCTGATGACGCATTGAATCTCTGGTATGCCGCCAAACACATCCGCATCGTATTTGATTCTAATTGCCAGATACGCGACACCTCTTAATCGGTGATTGGTTCCCCAGGTGTCATCAGCGCCAGACAGGATACTCGCGTACTGCTGGCCGTCGGTTCCTAGCTTCTTAGTGATCGACAAAAGGCCGTTATAATCGTTATGCGTTGATATCTTGTCATTGATATAAACCTCATCGATCGCCTGAATCGCGCCCTCGCAGAGCACAAGCGCGATATGGAGGTATTCATTCTTTTTGCCTCCGCCTGTCGAGACAAATACTCTAACCCCTCCGACCTTGCGCTTGCCATAAACGACAGGAATGGGATCAATGTTTGACTGCTTATTGACCAGCGCACCACGAGCCTGGTCCTCCATGTCGTCAAAGTCTGCGCCGACGAGGAAGCCAATAATATCGCCGAGAAGGCCTGTAAATGCTTTTACAATGCTGCTCAAAAAGCCCATTACTTTCGTCCCCACTTCAGATCGCGGACAGTATTTGCCGCATACTCAAAGCCAACATCGAGAGGTGTGCTAGGGAAAAAGAATTGCTGCGAGTTGTTGTTTGTCAGTCTCCCGGCCTTCTTCTCAAAGTCAGCCCAGTGGCTAGCGACCTCCAGGGTCACCTCAGAGCTTCGATCGCTCTCTTTGACCTCAAATCGAGTCAGACGACCATCAAATAAAACCATAGGAGCGCCGACAATACTCCCAGCACTCATCGCCGCCCTGTAAATCAGAACCTGCCTGTTCACAAAATCATTCTGCAAGAAGGTTGCTATGTACGTCTGCTCCACACCTGAGAGCGTCACATTCAACGTATTAACGCGCAAATCACGGGACTCTCTGGGCGACCCAATCGAGACCAAATGATCGCTGGTGCCGTATGTATCCCCGCCATAACTGACGCTGTGGAAGTAGTCAGTCAGATATATGCCCGTCCCGATATCGATGAAAATCAAGGTGCATAGATCAAAGCCGTCTTTCGCAAGCTCAGTTTTTAGCGTTTCGTTAAGATTCCGAGGCATCAGAGCACCTCAATCAGATCAATTTCAAAGTTGTATCTGTCAAAGCCCGAGAGCGACCATTCCTGGATATCGTTCTCTAGCCGTACGGTAAACGGTACGCTGTTGTAAGTGATTGCCTCGTTATTAGCTACAGCTTCGACCAGGCCGGGTTGTATATTCAAAGTCCCCGCGCCAGATTGATCAGACGTCACCATGTAAACCTTGTCATGGTTCCCAAACTTCACAAAGTCGCCCGCCTTGATTACCCCTGAAAAGCCGTCGACCGTTATCGTTGAGTCGCCTGCTGCATGGCTTCCGTTTGTTCTCATCGTGCCGACAGCACCACCTGACGAGCTAGAAACGACCGGAGGGATGATGGTGAACTCCTCGACGCCGCCCTTCTGAGCCATCACAAACGCAAACACGGGCGCAAACTCCGACCGCTTGAGGTCGTTATACTTCCCTTTGATCGCCCATCTCTGCGCCCCTAGAGAGCGCACCTGCGTCCTGCCGCTTCGGGTTTCTGTTCTCAGGTTTGCGTGTCGAGACGTAATCTCAACGCTTGAGAATTCTGGGTCAGTTGGATAGCTCATGCGATCGCCGCCTTACCTTGATCATTCAGGGCTTCATTGATGACATTGATGATTAAGCCTCGACGCTGCACCAGTAGCTCATCAAATCCCTGGGTGTCGTTTGCCTGTATGTTAAACGATACATTTGCCGTTTTGTTGACCACCTGGTTGCTTTCATTGTTTCGGATGGCCTCGTTTGGAGTTATGGAGCCGCCCGTATTCCCCATCGTCAGCACTTCAGGGCCACGCTCTCCGACCATATATGACTCGCCAGGACGTACCTGACCGCCTAAAGCGCGTCCTGTGAGCGATTGCGTCGCATACTGCGCCCCAGTAGCCAGGATGGCAGCCGCCGCAGCAGCGCCCAATGCGGGCCCGATAAAGGGTATGCCTGCGAGTGACTTATATGCGGACATCGCTGCGGTATATGCGTCTGACATGATTTTCTTGGCGTTCTCGCGCTTCTCCGCGTTTGCCAGGTTGACGCCGATGCGTAGTGCCGCCTTCGACTTCTTGTCCTTCTGATCGAACAAGAGATTCTCCATGTTGATCAGGGCGTCAGTCAGCTCAAGCGATCCCTGGCCTCGATCGGCCAATTCCTTCGCTGTGATTTCACCACGACGCTGAGCCCCGTATTCCGCGATCTCATTGACCGCAGCCTGGTATTCTTCCTCCGCGAGCTTTCCTGCCTCGAGCCTTTCCTTGAGTATTTCAAGCTGTCTTGTCTCCTTTCTCTCTAGCGCCTCAAGCTCGGTCTCATTCATCGTCATGATCTGTTCGAGCGTTCTTTGTGCTGTTGCTGCCGTTTGCTTCTCGGCTATCTTTGCAGCTCTGTCTTTCTCTAACGCCAATCGCCTTTCTGACGCCTCGGCTGCCTTTGTCGCTCTTACTTGCTCTTCACGAGCTGCCGTCTCTTCGTAAATGCTCTGAATCAGCGCCTGAGCGTCTTCATCAGCACCCCGAGCTTGTGCTGCCTGAACCGCTAGGGCAGCAGCAGACATTCCTACGGCATCACGCTGTCGCTCTGCCGCTTCAATCATTTCCTCCAGGGTTTGAGCAAAGCCATCCGTAAATTGCTTGGCCTCCTCAAAGCTAAGCCCCGATTCGCCCAGAACCCCATTAAAAGCGTCAAGCGCATCACCAGCATCTTGGGCAGTGCTGATTTGCTCTAGCATACTTGTGAGGAATTCCCTGAATTCTGGCGTTGCGTTTTCAGCTCCTTCTGCAGTTTCCCGCAGAGTTCTAGCGACGCCAGCAAGCCCCTCCATCGTTGGGTCTAATCTGAATTGGTTTAATTGATGTCCTAGCAAGGCAGCAGACTGCTTACTGATGCCAAACTCTTCGCTCATGATTGCGACTCGTCTAGCTGCAGCAGCAAAGTGAGCGTTTGCGCCTGCCTGCGCGTCTCGCGTGTCCTCTGCGGCCATCGCGTACGCCATATAATTCTCAGCGCCACCTAGCAGTGAGCGATTGATCTCTCCTAGGGCGTTGCCGATGTTCTTTGACGCGGTTTCGAATGCCGTCTCCGCATTCATAACAGCCAAAGCAAGCTCGAGCTTCGCTAGGTCTCTTGATGACTTGGCGGCATCTTGGAGCTGCGAGCTAAACTGAATCGCGCCGTTTGAGCCTCTCTCGAAGGCATTTCGAACATCGCCGATGGCATCAGATAGCTCCTCTGCCGCGTCCTTGCTGTTGAAAAGTGATGGCAGCAGCACACTGCCGATGGCCGCACCAATACCAACCACTGCACCAAGCAAGGGCACTCCGAGAATGAAACCCAAGTCAGCAGCCTGGACGCCGACCGCTCGCATGGGGTTTTGACCTGCTGCAATCTGACCAGCCAGCTGCTCGAACTGGATGCCCGCCATACCAGCCTTGCGACCCATGCCACCAAGTCGATCGCCTGCGTCATTTGCGGCTGCTGGTAGGTTTGGCGGAATTGCGCCTTTAGCTTTATTCCCAAAATCGTCAGCAGCATCACCCGCTGTTTTGGCGGCGCCTGCTACGTCTTCGAATTCGTTTTCGAGATTTCCAGCTGAC